TATTCTGGAGCTGCGATAACAGTAGTTTGTAACTTGTCAACTTCTTCAGTAAAGAGTGGTATAGAGTATACATTACTTCCAGAATATATGATGTTTTCTACAAGAGGCTGCACATCGCCCAAATTATATAAGAATTCTTCATTTGGGTAAAATGCGCTAATCAGGGTTTTTGCATAACCTCTCGTCATCATAAACGCAGTTACTGCCCAATCATCCCAATCTCTTTTCCCAAAAACTACTTGTGTGATTGGAGATGGTTTGACTATCAGCATTTGAATGCAACCCCAATCTTTAGGGAGATTGCTCACAAAATCTTGCCAAGTAAAGTTCCAATACTGAACCGTGTCTAACGAAAGGTCGTCTTCGCAAAAGAATGCATATTCATCTGTTGTTTCCGCTAACCATTTCTTAATTACTCTAAGGAAAGAGGTAGAGCAGCCCTTGTTAGTGCTTGTAAGCGTATGTACATACTGCCCATGTATCACATCATTGCATTCAGCAAATCTCTTGGAGATGAGAGGGGTGATGTTAGTCACCCCATATTTTGCGAATTCATCAGTAATGTGATTCCTTCTATCTACACTTTCTTCTAGTGTGATATAATATACATTAGGAAAATTGTCTAGTTTATTCATTTTATAGCACTTCCTCTACTTCTTCCGAAAGAAAGAACTTTTTTAACCTTTCGTTTTCGAAAATAGAAGTTGGCAGATTTTCTAGTGGATATTTCTTTAGTATATGTGTTTGGCTGCTGTATGCTACACTACCCTCAACAGGATCTTTCTCTAGTACAGTATCAATCTCTTGGCTAGAATAGCTCTTAAACTCTAAGAAATCAAATTTATCTTGGTAGTGAATAAAGGCGTCTCTTTTTGCCTTTCTTCTGCTCACATTACCCATCCAAGAAAAGTGCCATCCCATGTCAACAGCATCATTTGTTTTTTGTGGATAAACGATGTTAAATGGATTGAACAAGTTAGATCTAATTTGTATCGGTTTACACATATACAAATGCTTCTTGCTGCACATAATTACAGCCCCGTTCCATTCTACTGGAGTGTCTGTACTCTTTTCGTATGCGCGCATGTCAGCTTTGCCCTGCAAATAAACTAACGGAATCTTCATAACTGAATTAACTGGGATAGTGTCAACTAGTGACACAAGCTCGTTAACATACTTGGGGTTTAAAACTTCGTCGCAATCGCTAATAATGAAAACAGTGTTTTCGTCGAAACGATCTAGCACTAAACTTAATACATCTCTTTGCATTCTTTCTCGAGCACGCGCTCTCACAGAATTGATGTTTTTAGAATTTTCGCCTTCGCAATTCATGTAATCAATCGGCAGCAACTCTAAGGCATCGTCGTCAGGTATGTTTAACTCAATCACCATAATCTTTTCTTCTGGTAAATTGAGTTCTTTGATGACGTTCCTCAAATTGTACTGGATGGGTTTGCCGCTCTGCGTCTTATTAGATTCGCAAATAACAAAAGTATCAACGCACTTCTCTAGAGTTCTCACATGAAGTTCTAAGGCTTCTCTGCAAGTTTCATCAAAATATGTAAAATAGTCAACTACACGCTTTTTTGTATTGTTTGCGTTGACGTATATTTGAATTTTAAGATCGTTAGCGCTCTTCACCAACAATGCTTTATGGTCATCATCCATTTCATTGTAGTATTCGGAAGCGATTTCTTTGAGCATAGTTCTACATTGATCGCCCTTACCCCAGCCCCAAGAAGTGATTGCCTTTATCAACAAAAGCCCATACTTCCCAGGATACCCAACGTTTGATCGAAGTGGGGGGTGATCGAACTGAGCGAAGTTTAATCCACGTTCAGCATTGACATACGATTCAATATTCCAATTTACTCTATGCTCAAATCTACTGAGCAGATAGTATGCTTCAGGTCTAGTTGGTTGTATCTGTAGAGCATGCTTATATGCTCCACGCACACTGTTGTGCCTATTATTTTGTATGTCAAAACATTGCGCAACTCTAATCATGCATTCATAAGCAAGATCTCTATCATTCGTTCTTTCTGCTGCGCGCAAGTAGTACGATAGAGCTGCCGCTGTTTGCCCGATGTCAAAATAATGAACAGCGACAGCATAATTCAGTTCTGGGTTTTCTGGGTCGAGCGCATATGCACTAACTGCATTCCTCAAATTATCCATAAATCATTTGCTCCATAACAGAATTCGGCACTTGTAGTATGTAGGCGGCGTTATCTTGGAACCCAAATGTTACCAGGAAATTGTCGTTAACTTGGGTCATCCCAGCAGAAAATTCAATTTCTCCACCCATAAAATCAAATGGCTCAGTGTACTTGATGACGTTCCAATCCTTATCCCACAAAACAAAGCAGTGTCGATACGTTGCATTCTTTCTTCCTTGTTCGCTCTGGAACAAGTTTACTGTGTGGACTAGAGCGATCCTATGATGCTCGCCGAACGGAATAACTTGACTGCCGCCTCTGAAGTCATACGGCATAGGCTTATAATGCTCAGATACATGGTGAACTGTTAAACTAGTTTTTTCGATTGGGTCGACTCTAACAATTTCTGTTGGGTTACACCACTTAACATAATGATATGGCATATCAACAATAGGCATCCAGTTCTTTTCACAATATGAGTCATTTTTTCCTGGCGCGGGAATTCTAAATCTAGAAATTTCTTTAGGTCTTCCGTCGACTATAACGACCTCAGAAAGTTCCATTCTACCTTGACCGTTGGTTGTCGTATCTCTACGAACTCCACTCAGATATAACTTATCATCCCATCTAACTAGACGAGCATCTTCTAGACCAACGAATTCCCAAATAGGTTTAACGTCTAGTGTTGATGTGTCGATCTTACTATAGGAATGTATGTTTAAATCTTGTGTAATTGCGCACAACCAATTAGTAGTTGTGAGTGTTATGTCATTCTCAGGGTTAAGATATACTAGAGGACCATATTCATGTTCATATATATTTTTTTCTGAGTGGTATAGAGTATACTGGCAATGCCTTAAATTCATCAACAAACTGTTTGTTTTTTGGTCAAAATAAACAGAAGGATTAAATAGCCCTGTTCCATTAGTGTGTTCTGCAGATATCAAAACTGGGGATATCTTTCCGCCATTTTGCAAAACATGCTTAACAAAATTATTCATAAAGTCTCCAATCACTTAAACCAACCGACTCGCTTACCTTCTGCTTTGCGCTTTTCAGCTTCTTCGACGCTTCCTGGATAACGGATCGCCCAAATCATCCAGAACGCCATGAACGCTGCAACGCCGAGTACAAGTTTTACATTGTATGTAGTAAACCAAAGAATGACTAGACTTGAGTCCATTGCAATAAACATGATCCACTTTGCTCTAGTTGGGTATACGTTATTGTTACTCCAATTTTTTAGAAATGGACCAAACAACTTGTGATTCATCATCCAATTATGCCACTTATCAGAACTCCTAGCAAAACAATATGCGGCAAGAAAACCAGGCGTACTCCAAGGAATTCCTGGAGTTACCACACCAATGTATGCTATACCTAAGCATAGCATACCCGCAATAAAAAATAAAGTTTTTTTCATGCTAAATTTCACATCCACCTGCAGCGCATGCCAAGGTCTGGGCACTTTCAGTTGTATCCGTCACTTCCTTGAACTCGGTCCAGTTGATTTCAACATTTTGAGTTGCGAGAAGCTCGTTATACTTAGTCTCGTCAATTTCTTCGTACGGAGCCTGACGATATGAGCCAGTATCACGTGGTAGGAATGAAACGCCTGATAGAGAAGCCATGTTCTTATAGACCCAAGCGCCAACATCCATCCATTCATCATCGCCGACGAATACTGTGATAGAAGGCTTGTGCTCACACCAGTGGTCCTGGTAGACCTTCCACAACTCAAGCTGCTGAATAGCAGTTACATCCTTGGTGAGGATTGCACCATCAGGAGCCTTCATTGGGAAAGAAAACACCCAATTGCTCTTGCCATAGAAATCTTCTTCGGCAGTATAACCCTTGCTAATCATAAAGTCGGCAAGTGGATCCTTCTTGTCAGCACGGACACGACGGATGTAATACTTGCTATAGCGTGGGTGAATGCCCGAAGCAGAGTCAACCAACTGGCTTACGGTGCCTGATGGCTTGACACAAGTGATAGCAGCAGACTGTTCAATACCAAGGATGTCGGCAAACTTCTTATTGGTATCTACACATTCCTTACGCATTTCGCTTAGAGCACGAGGGAGATCACCATGTAGATAGTCAGCAGGATTGCTTCCATTCAATAAAGCATGGTCCATGATGCCAGTTAGGGAAACGCCGAGCAAACGCTCTTCATCACAGTTCTTCTTCCACTTCTTGTTAATGTAACGGAAGTCGGTCATAGTCGACTGAAGTGTACCAATGATTGTGGCGAGTCTCGCCTTACGCTTTAGATCTTCAACGGTATCTTCGGCGCGAACAACAACCTCAGAAAGATTGCAGAATTCATATGGGCGAAGAATAATCTCAGAGCAAGGATTGGTTCCAAACTCATGATTAGGGTCACGACGCTCATACTTAGCAGCAATAGCCTTAGATGCCTGACGCGAGAAGATACCGCGCTCACCAGACTTCGACATGTATAGAGCAACCCACTCGCTCATGAATGTATCCATGTCTGGCTTCTGCTCATAAACAGCAGAGTTATTGGCTAGTGCTCGTTGTCCATCAGCAAGCCACCACTGACCAGATTTAGCGTGGCGAGCAGAATCATCATTGAGGTCAGAAAGAGAAATGAGGGCAGAACGACGCACACCCCCACAAACGACGATGTCAGCGATCTTACAAACGATGTCATGACACTCCAATGTGGATAGTTTGCGACCACGCGCTTTGTTGAAGATGTTGAGTGTAAAATTGAGCAAGTCAATTAGAGGTTCTGGTCCTGATGCTCGTCCACCGAAGGTCTTGAGGCGTTCTCCCTTCTTACGAACTTTCGATACATCCCATTTAGCCAACTTGCCAGAATAAAGCAAAGAAACGAATTCTCGATAACCAGTCGCCCAACCGATCTTGGAATCCGCAAAAACCACTGTAGTGTCGGTTGGATGGATTTCATCTGGCACCTCAGGGAGCTTGTTAGTGTAACGCGACTCAACTGAGAAGCCAACGCCAGTTCCGCACATTAGAACGTACATTATTTCGTCAAACGACTTAGGGGTGTCAATGACAACGTATGAGCAATTGTATCCAGCAACCTGATCCTTTTCGAGAGCAGGACCAGCAGTCATCAAGCAACGCATAGAAGGCATGACTTCCAAGTTCAAAATTGCATTGCGGATATCTTCCCAAGGCACCTTCTTATTGTTGTTGGTGCGCTTTTGGAAAAATGAAATGTAACGATCGACCGTCTCACTCCATGTTTCGCGACGACCAAGTGCATCATTGAAGCGCGCATAGCGCGAAATATGGATGTAATCTTGATAAATGCTGGGAAGTCTCGTACTCATGTTATGCCTCTGTTGTTAGTTCTTTTGTAAGCGGAAAAATTTTGGTAATTGCTACGGCGCAAGCCTTAGCAATCTCCATGTGCTCTTTTTGGGTTCCGTTAGCACTACGGAGCTGTATATAGTGAATCCATGAGCGAAGAGTTCCATTCATGTACATTTTCGACATCGTAAGACCTTCAGGAAGAACGGCTCGAGCCACTTCCTTTGCGATACCATTGTCAATAGCCCACTTATATGTTTCTCTTGCTTTTTCAATAAGTTCGCGTTGAGCAACATACCAAGCATATTGTAGATCGCTGTCTGCGCCCTCAATACTATTTTGGCGATTCTTAGGATCTTGTAATCTGCAATCGCGATACTCAAAGTCTAGATCCTTGACAGGGTCTGCATAACGCTGCGAAAATTCCTGGAAAGAAAAACTGCGGTGACGTAGAATTTGTCGAGCAATATCGCGAGTTGTTTCAATCTCAAGACACGCCGAAGCCATCTCGAGCGGCGACCAATGCTGGTGCTTGATGAGATACTTGATAAGTTTTTCAGAAGTTTCTGTGTTCAGCTGGTTTGCTGGATTTGATACTCGTGCACAGTATGCTACTAATTCTTGTGGAGTGCGCATGTAATCTGGCAGTTCCGCAGGAGTCGAATAACTAATCAATCTCACTTTCATACTAGCACCTTTTCCAATGTGTAAACTTAAGTTTGGCGGTCAGACCACTGAATGTATTGCTATCTATTATAGCCTTTATTTCATCCATAGTCAAGCCATTCTGTATCATATCATTCACATCTTTGCCGTTCACCGTATCGGGAAACAAACAAATTTTATATCCTTTGTCAACGGATCTTTCGATCTGTTTTACAATATCTTTGTTTCGCGGCTCGTTATCGTATACGAGAACGCAATCGCAATTTTCTAGAAAGTCTGCAGCACTGCCCAAATTACTATCGCCAGAGGCAATAGCGTTAGGAAGAAAAAACGAATCGAACTGACCTTCGAGGACATAGATCGGTTCGCTTCTTTGCATCCTGTGCAATCCAAACAGTTTCTTTTCATCAGAAACCTTGATTGTTATGTACCGAATTTTCGACTCAGATAAGGCTCTCCCAGCGATGTTGGTGACTTCTCCCTTCTCATTTGTGTACAAGAGAATTATACGATCGTCGTTTGGTAAATCTTCTTTGCCGTGGTCAGGAAACTCCGCGTCCAAGAAGTCTTTGAATTTAGGTGTATAGTACACCTCGTTCCAATACTTCTGAGGGATCTTCCTGTTCTTTATATAGTCACGGGCATAGTGACCTTCGGGAAGTTTTTCAATGCTTTCTAAATTTATTTTATCCCAAGTTTTCGCCAACGTTGTGTTGGCGAAATGTGCGAATGCATTGCCTTGTAGATCTGAAAAGTCGGGTTTCTGATAGTTATGGTGCCCAGTTTCACCATTACTGTAGCGTTCTAGGGCATATTGCTTGTAGGCATTGGCGTCTAGATCTTTCAGAAAGTTTCCAAAAGTTGTAGATTTCGCGCAGTTGTGGCAACGAAAGAATAGATCGTTTGCCTTACGGTAGAGATAACCGCGAGCCTTAGTTCTGTTCTTCTTGGAATCGTTGCAGTACGGGCAACGAAAGTTATACAAGTCTTGAGACTTTTGCTTGTATAGGTCAAGCCTGGATGTCACAAACCCCAAGTACTTCCTGTCTATCCATATGCTCATAAAGAATCCATAACAAAAAATAACTAAATAAAGATGCAGGTCGCGATACTACTAATATCCACCTGCTCTAACACTAACGGGAGTGCCAGCATGACTATTTATACCTATAAATCAGCTAAAAAACTTTGCGATATTCTATGCGTAGAATACATCGAAGTTCCATCCATCAGCGACCAACTTATCGACGAAGGTGCAGACTTGACAGTCAAGTGGGGGTTTGCTCCAGGGCACACCTTCAATAAAGGTGTAAAAAGACCCCAATCGGAAGAAGAAAGGGAAAAGAGAAAAGTCATGATGATGGGGAATAAATTTGGAGTTGGTAAATCTGGTTCTAGGGGCAAACGATGGACTCTAAGCGAGGAGAGCAAGCAAAAACATAGACTATCACTTTTGGGAACTACCCAAAAGCAAGTTCAATGTCCATATTGCATAACATCTGGTGGTGTTTCTAATATGAAAAGATACCACTTCAATAATTGTAAAAATGCTCATAACCCATCATGATATAGTTAGTCGTTCTACTATTATATACTATTTCAACAGAAAAAGCAACTCTTTAGAGGAAGTGCTGCGAGAGCTTGGAAAAGAGGAATCCAACCACAGCAGCACCGCCCATCATTTGCCAGCGCCACTTGTCCAAACTTTCAATCTTGTGATTAATTTTGGTGTTTTCTGTTTCGCGCTTGTTGGTCATCTCTGCCCTAAGTGCCTTGATTTCGTCCATAATCTTAGTTTCGGTATCTTGAATTTTCTGATACACGTCTCTAAGATCTTCGTTAGTTTCGCTTCTTCTGTCTTCCATTACAGCCTGCACCTTTGCTAGCGTGTCGTCAAACTTTCCATAGATGACATTAAAGAAGGAAACCTTTTCTCTTAATGCACCGACTTCGACTTTTAAATCATTAATATCTGTGTCTAAACGAACCAATTTTGCTGTATCGAAGTCAGTCATTTTTGTTATCTCTGTATAAGACCGCTTGAACCGTCATTGACGATTGGTGGTGCTGTTGATTCCGATGGAGGTTCTACTCCGTTATCGCGGTTGATTTTACCAACCACAGTTTGCTGTTCAGTATACCACTTTTGCCATGATTTTAGTTTTTCGGTGTTTGCTGCACAGGCACCGTAGTTGTCGACAACGGTTTCGAGGGCTTCAGTGTCTTTAATTCCTGAGGAGGTTCCATCAGCTGCGGAGGTGCGGTCGGCATCTGTACCACTAGCTGAGGCGTCATGGACGTGCACCCAACCACTAGACAACTCACAATTGGAAGGAACTTCTTTGATAATTTCAACATTCTTAGTTCTCCACTTCGTAATATAAATGATTTTGTCAACATACTCTGTAACGATTTTAGTATTGACAGTGTTCTTAGCAACCTCTAGGTCGTGTTGCAATTTTTCGTACTTGGCTTTTGCTTCAGCCTGGAACAATTTTATCTTATCTTCACCAACTCTCATTCCTTTCATATATCCAAAAACGAAAGCGCCGATGACGATAAGCACGGCAGCGAGGATTCGATATGGAAGAGGTATCATGCCTAACATAGTTTAATCCTCATCAAAGCCGTGTGTTTTAATTGTCATGTAACGCTTTGGATCGTCAGGATGAGCGACCATATGATGGTATGCCCAAATCTTAGCTGGTCCTCTTCCGCGATGAGACATATGGAATGATGTCAAATATGGGTGAGTATTTACTTCGACTTTAAAAGAACCAGCGCCATGCTCTATAACATCAAATTTCGGTTCGCCACCTAAACTCATAGCCCTACGATGGCTATCGAAAGTTGAGTGTTTTATGATAGCATTGAACTTGGCTTTACCCATCCCATCCAACGCTTCTCTAGCCGTGGCGTAGTGGGTTTCTTTGCGCTCTTCAGATAGGAATTCGCTAAAAGACTTCATTCTAATCCTTCTTCTTTGGTGCGAATTTTTCCGCTACCGTCGTACCTAATCCTGCAAGAACGATGGCCATCATCGAACTGTACATAAATTCTTCTACAGTAAACTTCCAAAATAGATTGGCGATAAAAGCCAACGATACTAGGAAAGTTGCAACAAAAGTAATCACGCGCTTAGAGGAAATGGAGCCATTTTCTCCGTCAGCTAACATAGATTTTATTTGGTCTAGTATAGCCATGATTATCCCCTGATACCCGTCTATTTAGCCCACCGATATTTAGTAAAAAATAGGTTTTGCTAGAATCTCGATAACGATGTCCAGTTATCTAAATAGGGTATTCCCGTAGTTAAAAGGGAAGGAAAATGGTCGAAAATATCCTACAAGAAGTGGGTATTAATGCAGGATTAATTGTGTCTGGATTGTTCGGTTCATTATTGACTATAAAGAAAGGGCATGTTACAAGATTGAGTAGCATCGCCTTGAGCATTGCAGCAGGTGTCGGTTCTGCGAATTACATCACACCAATTGTGGTGGATTCGTTGAGCGTAACCAACCAAAATTTAACTTTTGGTATCGCATTTATCTTAGGATTCCTAGGTCTCAGTGGTATTGACTACGCAATAAAGAAACTATTGCCTGATGTAGAACCAGAAGCGACTCCTAAGAAAAGAGCAGCGAAGAAGAAGAGTGCAAGGAAAAAGAAACCAACGAAGTAGAGGGTGGAATCATGAGTTTTTTTGTAGTACTAAACATTTTTGCTAATACAATTATATGCTTAGGTATAACGTCTTTTTTCGTTCTTCTGTTCGGAAATAGCAACAGTGTTGTGCACAAGTGGCCAGTACTACAGCATTGGAG